TAAGAATAATATTTAGAAAATAAAAAAAGGGACTTCCACATAAAATGGAAGTCCCAAAACCCGCATAAATAAAGAGTTTTTCTTAGAATTTACCTGCCTTAGCAGCTTCTTCTACGGAAACTGAAACGCTCTGAAAATCCGCTTAAATACTGGATTGTTCAATTTATTTGTGTATTACCTGTGTATTTCTAAATCTACTTATAATATAAACAACTTTTGTTTTTTATTTTCTACACAAGTTATTTACTCTTAATAAGTTTACCTCTTTTCAGCAAATTAATCAACTTCGTATTCTGTGATGCGCCACCTTTGTAATTTTTAATGCCGTTTAAAGTTGCAATTTTCTCCCTGTTTTTCTTCGAAGAATTGATTTTTAATGATTTCAGGGCATCTACAATCGAACTGGATTTTCCACGATATTTAGGATAATATACAGTCTTTGTCTTAGCCGGAGTTTTCTTAGTCTCTTCAACCTTTTTACTCGTTGGCTCTTTATACACTACATTTAAGTCAAAATTACCAGAGTTGCCAGTCGAAATGACTTTCGGAAACCTACCAGAGCTAGTATACTGCCATGCAATATTGGCCGCGTCTGGCTTTTTCTCCTGATCTGGTGCAGTTGCAATCTGCATACGTTTGTTTGAGTTGTAATATCTTGCAATCCACCAATTGTTACACTTTACGAGTTTTCTATCAATATGTTCGTTGTAATAACTCATGCCGGTGTAAACGCCGAACAGATAACCTCTCTTCTCTACAACCTGCTGTGCAGCGTTAATAATCTCGGCAATCTTTGTTTTGTTTAACGATGCCTGTACCTTATCCTCGATATCAAACCACACGCCATACTCAAAGTGTGTTTTATCAATTTTATCAAGAATATTACAGACAAGCTCCATGTCACTTTTAGCCTTTGTCGCTGTAGTTGCGTAAGAGTAATTATATACTCCCCAGGCAATTTCGTTCTCGTTGCAAGCCGCATAATTCTCGTTGAACTTTTTATCTCTGTTCAGATCTTTTCTGATGATTTTTAAGATAGCACCTTGGCAGCCGTATGTCTTCGCTTTTTCCCAGCTTACGACTCCGTTATAACTCGATACATCAACTAATTTTCTCATGCCTATTCCTCCTTACTTTCCTGTGGCATCTCGTCTGTCATATCGCTCAATGCCTCTTTAATGTGTTCTTTCAATTTTTTCGGTACTGGCAGTCCACATAATGTCATATTTTTTAAAATAGAAACGGCCTCATAAAGAACAAATAACAGGCAGAAAAATTCGCATACACCTAATTTTTGAATACCCAATAATTTTATGTACTGCTCCGGAATCATAAAGAGCATATTAATGTGCATGATAATGTCTACAAGCATCAGTAAGCCTACACTGAGCAGCATAGCCGCCTTTCTGATTGCTCCGTCAATTCCTACGCAAGAATTAAACTTATGTTCTTTAATCGCCCGGAGCACTCCCAAGATAGTGTCTAATACGACAGCGATTAATAAAATTTCAAAAAATGAATTTCCTGTAAGTAATTTCAACGTTTCCTGAATCATAATCTTTCCCTCCTATTTCTCAGCAAAAACTAATACATTACTCCATCTCCCTGGATAGTTGCCGTACCATGCACGGATTTTTACATAATATTTTCCATGCACCATTTCACAATCATCTTTCTTGCAATCACACTCAAAAGCTGCCCAATGGGCTTTTGAGCTTCCGGAAAATTTATATATGTAAGTCTTTGTCTTGTTTTTAAATTTCGGGTCTCTCGAAAATTGATTCTCGAATCCGGTTGCCTTTTTCGCAGGGGTCCACTTGTACTCTATGACTCTCCTATCTTTTTCACTGTCGTATTTGTTCTGCACTGCTGTTGCCTTAGGCCGTGGAGATACCGCTGCATAAATCATGTTTCTATAATTATTTCTACTAACAGTCCTTGCTGAAACATTTGACGGAATAATCATTCCGGCTACAAGCAGCATTGCTAACATTAAACATAATTTCTTCTTCATAACTTTTCCTCCTATTTTACAATTACTACGCCTCTGTATGTTTTGTTCGTACACCTTCGTACATTTTCTTTCTTAACAGTTACTACACTTTTCTTTCCGTCCGAAAACCTCCAAATCTTTCCCGTTTTTGAGTCCACAAGCAATACCACGGTATGAGTCGGGTTGCCCTCTTCAAACAGGACCATATGGCCTTTTTTCAACTTCACATTTAGCTGTTCGATCGTTAAAGACTTGTGATAAGTTGCTGGTTTCCCTGGACAAATTTGGTTGATTCCCTTGACGATTTCTGTTAAGGGATATTTAGCACCGCATTTCAGTTTTCTTCGAGCGTACTGCAATGTTTGCTGCATATTTTTCTTCACGCCGCGAAACCTTAATGCCATGTAGAACGCTACCAAGCTGCAGCCATGTGTCCTAATAAATGCAGCCTTAAAATTGTACTGGCTTGGAACCGGTATATTTCGACCGTTATCCAGTATGATTCTCCAGGGAAATTTCTTTTTACTGTTCTTGTTTTTATTTGCTACTATTCTCACTTTTATCCCCTCCTCATTTCAATATCATCAACATCACAGTATTTTCTTAATCCGTATTCCAGAACATTTGTTGCCTCGTCAGCTTCTTCTACACCCTGCCGGTATCCCGACTCATACAGCTTCACGGTTACCGCATTCGCGGTTATCACATCTCCGGCAATAACTGACACTGTAAACGATGAGCCTATAAGTACCTCAGCAGGAATTAGGCATGTATCCGTCTCTCCAAGCAAGATTGCAATCGGCTCACTGTCTCCGCTGCGGGGCTGTGACAATTTTTGTGATAATCTCTTGCATTGCGTCAATTTTTGTACTTAACTCGTTGATCTGTTCCTGATATGTTTTGCTCTCTCTGTTGCAAATCTTAATTGTGCCCGTATAATTCAGCACATCTTTGTATTTTACAACTACGTTTAATACAATTGTTCTCGCGCCGTCTGGGACAGTCAGTTTATTGTTTGCATCAGTTATCTGTGTCTCTTCGCAAGTCCCTGTTTCAGACAAAAAAGTTACAATGGTCCCCGACGGAAATCCATACACAAAATATGTTTTCCCATTTTCCATTCCTACTGTCGTAATTAATTCATTTGCGATTTCGATGAGACCGTTTTCTGTTGCGGTTCCCGTTATACTAAATTCACGACCTTTTAATATTGTTGTGATGCCGTAAATCGTATGATTATAATTCATCCTAGGAAATAAATTCCCCGGGATTCCCTGCGCCTGGTTTCTGATTGCCTCTCCCAGATTGCTGTATTTCGTGCCATCCTCTCCGATCCGGGCATCAACTACCTCTTGCATGGAGCCACATAATTTCCCTGCCCAGTCGATCACTGTAATCTGGCAGTCCGCTGCGCTAAAATTAAATGATCCGGAGCCATCGACTACGTTCGTCACAAGCAGTTTGATGTATGTAAGCTGATTTATCGCAAATGTAAACTCCACATTGCGCTGCAGCGATGTGGAGCTTGTTGCCGGAAATACAAGATATTCTGTCTTAATTGCTTCATAGTTTCCATCTAAACTAGCAGCTGATTGTAACACAATTCTCATTGGAACCTCTGGCAGCCCTCCTGTTCTGCTGACTCTTGCAACGAATTTCATATGATAAAGTCCCGGTTTTAGCAGCTTCGCAACATATCCCTGCTGGGGGTACGGTATTGTTATAAAATCGTCGTCTTTCGATAGGACATTGTTAAACATCTTGTCGTAAACAACATCTGCAGCTAAATAACTCATCGCCACAGATGTTCCGTTAATTGATGTACTGAGGATGGTTTTTCCGATTTCCTGTGTTTGCGCAGTGCCGGCTGCAATTAGATTATCAATCCGTTTGCGCTCGGTATCAACATCTGTCTTTCGCTCCACTATTTCTTTTGATAGTCCCAAAACTACTGCCGCTACACTGTCTGGATGCCCGGTAGCATCTTTATAACATTGCTCTATCGCATCGTGTATACTGCTTCGTACTTCTTCCCCGTATATTGCCTCTTTTATCTTTTTTAAATAATTACTTATCATTTTTATCACCTACTTCGGTAAAGAAACTATTCTATCCTCATCCGATTTACAACAATAATTGATCAGTTCTTGTCGTCTGTCCCTCATATCACAGCACCTCTATTAATGTGAATTTCGCACCTCCGGTATGCGCGGCATTTCCGGCATTATAGAACCGCACAACGAGAGAAGTAGCGGATACGCTTACCACTCTTGGTTCTAACCACCCTTGTGCCTGCGGTACAACAATAGGTGTTGTTTCGAAACCATAACTGCTCAAATTAATAGTGATGTTATTTCCAAATGTGTTAACACTCAGGCTACTGCTTTGACTCGCACTGACAGTCCGCACCTGTTTGATATTTCCTGCAATTGCGCGAGAATCTACATAGTCTTTTACCTTATTCCACAGATAATTTACTCCGCTGTTATTTAAAAACCCCATGATTCCACCTAACCTTATACGCAAATAGTGTCAATTTCTGCATTTGTGATAGCTGTAATTGTAAAAATTTCACCTAATGGGTCCCATGCGGTACCATTCCAAGCTACGTTCATACCTGCCCCGCCGTACTTACTAGCCGCCTCAATATTGTAAACATCACCAACTCTCTGTCCGGTTGTTGGTAATTTGTCTGAAGAAGCTACTGAACCACAATATTTATACATATTTGTGATTTCTGATTTCTTAGCGTATGTACTCGACAAGGTGGCGTTTGTCGGTAACGCATCGAGCTTACTTTTATCGGTCGCACTCATAACACCGGCCGCACTACTAGTTGCCCCACTAAAGACAAACCCACATAAATCTACGGCCGCCTCACCTTCATCCCTCGTAATCCAGAAGCCGCATTTATCCGCAGAGGGATTGTAAGCCCTCGTTTGTAAGCTACCCCAATAGCCACTCCCGAATAACACCATAGTCTCATGTCCTGCCGCTGGTGCCGGTACAAGTCCATGAGTACCCATTGCGTCACCACTTGCGGCGGCTTTAAAATCACTGTAAGTGGTATCGTTATCCGCGCCCCAAATAGCTGTGCCATCTGCGCTCCAACGTAAGATTTGACCAGCTGAACCACCTGATGGGATGTGTTTGTTACCACTCGAAGTTGGATGAACATAATTGTTCGCACCACTCGCGATACCATCCAATTTCTTTTTATCATCAACACTCATAAGACCGTGTGCCGACTGTGTCGCATCAGAATAGGTTGTATTTGTAGGGGTAGCCCAGGTTCCATCTCCCCGTAAATACTGTGACTGTTTACCTGCCGCCGGTGCAGGTACCAGACCATGCGTACCTGCTGTGGAACTTGTTGCACCTTTCATGTCAGCATATGTGGTGTTTGCAGGTGTCCCCCAGGTTCCATCAGCTTTTAAATACTTACCCTCATTTCCTTTTGTTGGAGCAGGTACTAAGCCGCTCCCGCCATCGGCCGACGCTGTTGCACCTTTAAAATTACCGTAAGTGGTATTTGTGTCCTGCGTGTTAATCGTTCCAGTTGTTCCATCACCTTTCGTGAATGTGATGGTTCTTCCGTTTACTGATAAATTAGTGATACCTTTATTGAAAAGTGCTTTGATTTTATTCCACAAGTAGGTAACACCATTATTGTCTAAATAAGCCATTTTATCACCTCATCGTTTTTTATTTACATATTTCGTCTAGTTCCAAGTTTGTTATCGCTTCTATATCTTTCGATTGCGCGATAGATATCGCTATGTCTGACTTGTCGTTTGCTCTGCTAGCCGTTTCTCTTACTTTTTCTACATTGTTATTTATAATTAGAACACTTTTTTCAAATGTAACTTCATTGGAAAAAGTTTTTTCTGAAAGTGTGGATAGTGTTTTTCCAAGCGTAATTTTTGTATTTGAAGGATTTTCCAAATCTATCTCGTATTTGTTAACGAGATAATATGTAGATTTGTCTCCCGGAGTGCTTAACAGATTATGATGCGTTGACACGCAAGGAATCAAATCTCCCAAGCCTATGGCATCAATCTCCACATCAATTTTATGCAAATCCACCGCTGTCAGTTCAATCGTAGTTGTCAGATTAATGCACTTGTTTAGATATTCCTGTGCTTTTTTTAGGAGGGTGTTTGGATTATTAATATCGGGAAAATCCACCTTATCACATATCCACCCATAAAGCTCAACTGCCTCTGGGCTGTAAATATAGTCCGTTCCATCGTGTCCTTCCGCGGTCTTGATTGTTACATTATTTGCACCAATCGGAGCTCCAATTGGAATAATTGCCGTTTTAATGTCTTCTGCTTTTACATACTTCTGAAAATCAAGAAGATTTTCTCCGAATCGGATTGCCTGCGTACTGACTTTTCCGTATTGCTTCACATAGTCAAGGTAACGAACATTATTTTCATAGCGCACCCTAAGATAACCTTCGTATTTTTCAAGAAAATTCGTATTAATAAAATCCCAGGTAGTTTCATAGTTTGTCGCCAAAGTTTTAATTTCTACTGAATCA